TTTCCGTATTATATATGTCAGTTTGTAATGTCGTGGTATTTCCCAAAACTAATAAATCAGAAGCTACTGTCAGTGTCCCGTTAAGTAATAAATCGTTATTATACACATTATTCACAATAAACTTATTATTATTACCAACATATTCAGCTATATTGTCGGTATTCAAATTATTAACTTTGGAAGTAATAGAATTATTTAGAGAGATTATATAATTGCAAGTTTGTATAATATCATTTTTAATACCAGTGTTCAATATCTCTTTGTTTAAAAATCTCAGAATAACTATACCACTTCCACCCGAAAAACCGTTATTAAAATAGCCGCCACCGCCCGAGCCCGTATTATCTAAGCCATTATATATAATGTTTTCATTATAAGCGTAGCTCCCTCCTCCGCCGCCACCAATTCCTCCCAAGGCATTTACAATATTACTGGCGCCACCGCCTGCAAAATAGTTAGAGCCTGCAATTGCATCATAATAGCCTTCTTTGTTATCATTTGATAATGAAAAAATAGTTTTAAAATTAAATAATTCCACAGTACCATCCGTACCATCTTTAATTGCATTAAGCCCTGCGCCCCCGTTAATTTCCCCACCAGCTGTATGACTGCCTCCACCGCCACCATTCAATATATATCCAACATTACCTTTGTGATACATACCTGCAGCTGTTATAAAGTTATTAAAGTTAGTAGTGAGCTCACTTATCCCTCCGTTACCTGCACCGCTACCGCCTGCTCCTAATTCAATATTATAAGAGCCGCCGCCATTAATATTTAATAATCCAAAAACAGTATCAACACCTTTTGTATTTTCTTGAACGACTACATCAACATTATTGATGTTTTTAATTACTTTACCGGCTCCTCCGCGACCTACTTTAACTATCACGGTTTTCTTGTCCATAGTAGCATTATCGATATACACGAGTTCTCCAGCACCTCCACCGCCTTCATTTGTACCTCCGCCACCCCCACCTATTAGTAAAATATCGCATTTAGTATAATTAGGATCATTGAATAACAGTTTATATTCTGTATAAATATTTGCACAATATAGCTCGGTAATTTCAACATCTGTCAACACTCTATTATATATTCTTAGGTCTGACAATGAAAACTTAAAAGATGTTAGAGAAGTTCTTGAACGCCCTATATTTTTAAAAACATATCTACTACTGGCTTCAATAACTGCTCGCGAATTATATATAATATTAGTCTCCTTAACATTATTCAAATGTATGCTCCATATACCATTACCTCCTATAGTCCATACTAAATGGTACCATTTATAAAGCTCTATATTTGTACTTAATATATGCTTGAACTCGCTGAGATTGAATATTCTCAGAGATAATTTATTGTATTCATCTGCGGGTTTATCTAATATAATATCAATTTCTAATAAGTAGGAATTTGTAGTACTGCTCAAAAATATTACAGAGCCTTTTAGAGGAACCTTTTCTTCGATTTTAAACCAGAATGAAAAAGTAATGCCTACCGAAGTCCCTCCAATTACCTTGGTGTTGTTAAAAATATCATAAAAATCTATTGAACTATCAAAATATGCGTATGAGTTTTCCGTACCATTAAAATATAGATAGTTATTATTGAGCGGCGTATATTCGTTTTTTTGCTCTTCGGCAACTTTAATCAATACATCTGTATTATTATTTATAGTAAGAGCATTTGTTTGAATAGCTCCAGTACTTTGTATATTAGAACTGTTGTTTATCTTTTTAGTATCAAAATTAAACCAATATGGGAGAACAGTATTGCGCGACCCTTCGACATTATTATCAAAGGTAGTACCGCGATCTGGGTCGTATTTAAAAACGAATCTTTCATAATTAGTATCGGGTATATTATTCGGTGTCAATTCAGGTTCTACATCAGGCCTTTGAATAACAATATCCTGAGGTTTGATTGTTATGACGCCATTATCATCTACGAAAAGCCCTTCGCCTACCTTGACGAGGCCGTAATTTGAAGTAGAAGTTTTGGGGATTCCGCTAACATTATAAATGCGAATATCATTTTCAATATGATTAATTATTTGAGATATGACATTGTTAGAAGTGGTCTCTATATTGCTCCCTAATACTTCTGCAGTTTCCAAAATATAGTTAGAATAATCTTTAATAATATCCTTGTTATTTATAAATAGTGCATTTTCTACATTATCCCATATAAAGTTTGGCGTACTTTCTAATGTTCTAAAAGCCTCATTGTTAAACAATATCCCTTTATCAATAAATGTGCTATTCCCAGTACCTCCTAAAGTTTGGTCGAGTACATAGTTATTATTGAAGGTACTTTCGTTTATACTTTTAATTGTAATATTCGTAAGTTTATCTCCGGAGCCTACGAACTTACTGGCTATAATATCTCCATTTATCTCCAAATCATTGGTCGCCAACGAGAAAACCGAACGAGTAGTACCAAATGGAGTAATACTATCAGACATTATATAATTATGTATATACTTCTTAATAAAAATAAATTAAAAAAAGAATAGGATATTTTATCGTACTAGTAAATAAGTAGCTAATAATAGTGTTATGGATACTGAGAATGTAATAGGAAACAAATGAATAATCGGGCTGTTTATATAGTGATCGTCTATTTTGTCGGAAAGTAGCGTCTCAATTATTTCCATATCCTCGTTATATAAATTGTTGTCATATAATTCTCTAATGTTATTAATGCTATATTCAATAATCATATTATATATTATATATTTTATATTATTAATTAATTAAATATATATAATATTTATATATAAATAATGATGAGGTCAAAAAAAATAGGTGGTAATTGTAATGATTTACTTGCCGCTATCATTCCATTAAAAAATATTGATATAAATGCTGATGTTAATAGATTGATATCCAGCAGAGCGTGCGATGAATTAGCAGCTAATTTGTCTAACCGCGTCAATTCTGAGGTATTACAAGATAAATCCAGAAGTCTAGAAACAGATAACACAGAGGCCGTAGATTATTTATATATTAATAGTAGAGGAGGTTGTAAAAAAATGGCTAAAGGCGGCGGTAGCAGCGGTAGCGTTTGTAATAATTGTATGAAGGGCGGTTGCTTTACCTGCAATAAAGGTAAGAGAAGGCTCAATGTTTACTATAAGGAGATTATTGTAATTATTCCAGTTTTATATGCAAAATACAAAAAATTTGATAAAAAAAAGGGCAAGAAAATGAAGGGCGGTTATGGGTCTTTTATGGAAAATATAATGAATGTCTCAAATCTTTCATTTGAATACAAACCTTTTAGACCCGTCAATTTTAACGATCAATTACAGGATATATAGATATCAGCGCGCCGACTTTGGCTTTATCTCTATATCTAAGGAAGATAGAGTTCTTTATTTTTTTCATATGGAGAATATTTGTGTATATCTAAATATTTTTTATCTTTGCCCATTTTTCCATAATTATCCAGGACGATTAGCATATTAGCAACTTTAATTCTAAAATCATTAAGCGATTTCTCTATCTCTTCTGTGGGATTAAAACCATAGATATGCTTAAATCTCTCAGGGACTACAAATACGAGCGAATATAATATTTCAAAAATATCATTTTTAATATCATTAAATATCGGTATATAAACATATGCATCGTATCTGTCGGCTAATATGTATATATAGATTTTCATTAATTTGTTCATTAAGATGATTAAATTATTATAGCGTGTCTTGTCAAACTTCTTAATAAATCGGAGGTTTTTGATGATATCCAGGAACTCCTTGTTTTTAACTAAAAACTTTATATTCCCGCTATTTATATTAATATAAAAGTTGTTAGTATTCATCTCTTTAATATCATCAATATCCTTGTCTATTTTATCAATTATCTTGATTTCTGCGCTATTCCTTTCACCGAGATTTTTCTTAATATTACTATCAATATAATAGTATATTATAATAATAATCATAATTGACAATAGGACTGATGTATTATATTTGCTTATTATAAAAAATATCAGGGCTAATAAAATAGTCGCTGTATAATAATTATTTATAATATCCATTATTTAATAATTTCAAACCTTCTTTTTAAACATTAATTATAATTTTATTATACAGAAGCGCCATCTATAAAATAGATGATAAAAGACAAAAATACAAATATGATGCCTACATATAATTTTCTACCGTCTTTCATTAATATGCCTATGATTATATAGATATAATTATTAGTATCTAAATAATCGTATTTTTCGTAAGCTTCTGTAATGTCATTGATTATATCTATTAGCGTATTGAGCGTATTTTTATAAAGCTGTAGTATTGTCAAATTGTGATATCCCGAGACTGTCGGCTCTTTCGGCAATTTTTCGGGCAATGTTTCCATAAGGCTATTCAATTTTTTCTCTATATTTGATTCTATGTATTTCTCAAGATTATTGTAAATATTCTCTTTTTCATCTTTTGTTTCCGGTTTTGTTTTGGGTTTATTGTTTGCCTTTTCCATAGTTTTTTTAATACCTTCTTTATCAGTATATAAGATATTTTAAGCAAATTATATAACATCCATCATATCTATATTGGCTATCAAGTTCCTTCTACAGCAATAACGCTTCAACCCGAGTTTATTCAAAATTTCTCCAGTGTGAATTTTTTCAAAGTTCTTATATATTTTGTCTACTTCCTTTTTATCTGCTTTATCATTAGCATCCTTAAGTTTTTCTTTTTCAGATTCATAGAAGTCTGCGATATCCGCCATTACTCTTCCGCAGGTAAAGCATCTAATTGGTATAATCATCTTATATATTTAATCTCTTCTTATATTTAAATAATATAATCATTTTTTAATAATAAAATTAAATTGATAAAAATAAAATATTATAATATAATAGTATATTATAATATGTCAATCGTTGGTTTATATTCCAAAATACAATATTTAGAAGCTGTCATTAACGAGGTCAAAAACGCCCAAGTCTCTGGTGCCTCTTCCGTAGCCGCAGTTCCCGTAGTTCCAGCAGAGGGTGCGTCAGGCGTTCCCGAGGAGAAGGTGATAGATTTGACTCAATTAAATGAGTTCAATGAGTTGTCTGAGAAGGTCAAAGCGCTTCAAGTAGTTGAAGGCGAATTATCCGCCAAAATTGCCGAAGTTCCTTCCCTCCTTTCCTCATATGTTCCCGCGACTGATTTTGCAGCTTTAAATGCCAAAGTAGAGAAGATGGAGAAACTTAACAGCCAGATGGACAAATTAAATAGCAAAATAGATTCCCTAATATCCAAAGTATCCTCGTTAGAATCCAAAGTAGCTACTTTAGAATCCCAAACTCCTGCGTAGACGGGCTTAGCGGCTTAGCGGCGTAGCGGCATTTAGTATTTTGGTTTAGCTTTCAAACACTCTTCAAGCATATCCTGATCGTGTTGAAATATAGTTATGCAGTTATTTAAAATATTACTATTTTTTTGGAGATATCCGTAATTTTTTTTATGAGTGTCCAGTGCCTGGATAAAATATTTTTTAGCTTCATTATAATTCTTTTTTTTATTGTATATCATCCCCATAACATTTATGATATCCGAAGAGTTTATATTTTCAACAATTTTATATAGTTCACAAGCCTCTTTGATATCATCCTCTGTTATTACATCCTTATTGTATATTTTCAGAAGCCCGATATATTCGTTGTTAAAATAGAGATAATTTACTGAATTTACAGATGAAGGATATATGCCTATTTTTGTACCTTCAATCAAAGTATTCTTATTATAAAAATATACATTAAGGTCTTTGTTATCATCTATGTATTTAGAAATGAAGTACTTGATTTGTAATTTAAATGTTGAGCTTTCTTCATACATCTTATTGCATATTTTAGGTTTGATAAAATAACAGCTTTTAGTTATTAGTTTATTATAGACGGTGCGAAAATTTATGAAGTTCTCGCCATTATTTACGGTATTCAGAGATAAAAATAGGATGTCCCATAAATCGCAATTATCCTTCTTAGTCAAATCGTTTATCATATCGTTGATATTATTTATATAACTATTGCTAATTAGCATATCATCTTCAATAATCATATGGAGGTCTTCTTCGCTTTTATCTTTGATTATCTTATATAATTCTCTGTGCTTCTCGTAATTAGAGATTTGACAGGAGTTAAGCATAGTAATGTACTCGTTGTATTCGTTGTTATCTTTAAAAGGGCTATAATCAACTCGGCCGTTGAATGCGCTGATATTTTTATCAACTGTTGCAGAAGAAGGTTCGCTTAAAAGGTTAATAAAGGCCTGGATATTATTTTTAGCACATAGATTTTTCAATATAGCTACGACATTATTGATGTTAGTTATCCTATTTTTCAATTCTTCCGTAGATATTATATAGATATTTATATTTTTAGCCATTATATATAATAATATTAATAATCTTTTTATATATATATAAATTATTACTATTATTATTATATTATTATAAATATGGATAACAAAGATAATAGCAATGATATTCGCGGAGGGGCAGCAGCTGGCGGACCTGGCGGACCTGGCGGACCCGAAGATATTGTGTATGAATATCCGCAGCCTGAAAGGTTGGTTGTAATTGGGGATATTCACGGTGATATTAAGAGGTTCAAAAATATATTGATAGATGCTAAAATAATCAATGAAAATATTGAGTGGATTGCAGAACCTAAGAATACAATTGTTATTCAAATGGGAGACCAGATAGATAGCCTCAATAGAACGACAGATGTTGAGTGGGAAGTAATTGAGGATATTGAAATGATTACTTTCACTAATATATTGGATAAATTGGCGATAGCTAAGGGTGGCCGATTAATATCTATAATAGGGAACCACGAGTTTATGAATACGCTTGGAAATTATAGTTATGTTTCTAATAACAGCATAGGCAATAATGAGAAGAGAAGGAGGGAACTTTTTAAGCCGGGTGGGCAGATATCTACAATATTAGGCAACAGGCCCGTTGTAGTAAAAATAGGCAATATGTTATTTTGTCACGCTGGCTTGAAGATATCGCATTTGATAATTTTAAACATCTATAAGAAGGATCTTGGATATGTTAATAAGCTGTGGAGACAGTTTGCTATTACAAATAATATTAGCGGTACAGAAGATAGCGATATATTTAGCAGAATTATATTGAATGATGACGGCATATTATGGACGAGGGCTCTTGATAATCCCGAAGATATGGAGATAATGCTTAGAAGCTTAGGATGTAAATATATGTTTATAGGGCATAATGTTGTTGATGGGATTAAGTTTGTTAATAATTTATTATTTTATACAGACACTGGGATATCGCGGGCATTTGGAAATAGCAGCTATCAATATATAGATATTGCGAACTTTAATGTAAGTATAAAGACCGTAAGCATATAAATAAGGTACATTAGGGTATATTAGGGTATAATAATATATATAGGAAGTAATAAGGAGGGTCTGATACAAAAAGAGGGAATATGAATATAAGTATTACAAAAAGGGCTTGGGAAAAACTATTTAGCATAGCGAGAGGCGACAAAAGCAGGTTTTTGCTATCTGCTAAGAGTGGCGGTTGTAATGGCTACATATATAATATTACAAAGGTCGAAGAAGATGAGCGGGCATTTACAAGACATAGGGCGACAAGGACTATAATTTTGGAGAATGATAATATATCCGTTTTGATTGAGCCACGATCCGAGGTACTCCTTACGGGTACTACTGTAGATTATGAGAAGGGGCAATATGATGAGAGGTTTATATTTAAAAACACGGATGATAGCAAGAAATCTAAGTGCGGATGTGGAAAATCTTTTTCAATGTAAAAAATAAACTGGTGCATTATTTAGAAGGATTTATAAAAAATGTCAAAACTACCTTTTATAATAGTTTTGGATATTGATAATACAATTATAGGCACTGTAAATCAATTGAGTAAGGAGCGTGAAGTATTAGAGTTTATATATAATTTGTGTAAAAAAAATAAACATAATAAATGTGTTAGTGTTAATATTATTGATATGCAGAAAGAATTGAAGGATGGCTTATTGAGACCTTACATAAATGAGTTTCTACACTTTTGCGATGAAAAGTTTAAAAATGTGGAGGTTTTCTTGTATACAAATAGTACTTATAATTACACAAATACATTTTTAGCAACTAATGTAGATAAGGCTTTGAAGTTCAAAGTAAATAAACCCTATTTTACGAGAGAGAACTCTATGATCATAAATGGTTTGACAAAGAAATCTTTGGTGAATATTTTTCCTTTCATCGTTAAAGGTTTGAGTAAGAGATACCCGGCAATTAAGAGTGAAAAAATGTTTGATTATATAATTAATAACCGTTTCATATTTATAGACGATATACCTTCAAATACTTTTGAATATGAAAACAGACAGCTTGTATGTCCTAAATATGAATATAGATATTACCACGATATCCCAGAAGTACTAATAAAAAAATACCATGTAAATCCCGAATTATTTAATAATAGGTTAGTACTTGAATATTTAAATAGTACAAGTATACCAATATATAACAAAAATGGGAATATACATCAGCGTAATAAGGAGTTTGTAGAATTGTCAAAGGAACAGCAAAGAAAATATTCGGAGGTATCAAAGGTAAAGGATGAGTATTTTAAAGATTTAATAAAAGAGCTCTCTAAAAAATCTATAAGTAATATCTATTTATCTGATAATAATATTAGCAAAATAAACAAGAAGTTTAAAAATGTAAAGTACTTTTAATTTTGCACTAGCCTCTCAGTAGCCTCTCAGTGTTCTTGATACACTGGAATATTATTATTTTTTTCAATTTTAAATTTGAGTACATCTTTCTGTTTTTTCAAAAATTTCAAAAGTTTTTTAGAAATTACAAAATAAATCAAGAGATGTACTCAAATTTTAATTTACAAATTTTAGAAAAACCCAGTTTCTTTTTAGTACACCATAACGGTATACAAATAGCTTACGAGCCTCTCAATAGCCGGCGTCAGCCTTTTCTATCGCCTTGACATAAAACCGCGTTGGG